GTTTATTCTGCCTCGTACCTCCGGTGCATTCGTGCGGTTCCATGGGCATGGTGAGCTGATAAATGAGCAGCACTTCCGCAACTTTTGTTCGATAGCTAAGGACAACAAGCACTCTACGTTTGCGTTGTGGACTAAGCGTGTGGACTATGTACGCCCTAATCTTCATCTTGTTCCTGATAATATGATTCTTGTTTATAGTAATCCTATTGTTGACAGGATAATAACAAAGCCACCTCGTGGATTCGACCGTGTATTTAACAACGTATCGGAGGAGTTCGACGGAGAAGCCAACTGTACTGGACAAAAGTGTATGGATTGTTTACTATGCTACAAGCGTGACACCACAAAGGTGATCATCGAGCATGAGAAGTAGGAGGACGTATGGGACGTGAATCATGGGAGCAGTGGCATGACGATTGGCATGATCGTGATGAGTGCATAGGTGACTATGCAGATGAGTATCACCAAGATGACATTGAAGCGTGGAAGGAGGAGAGAGATCGTGAGGTTGAAGTACCACATGACACACCAGCAAATAGCTGAGGAGCTAGGTATTAGCAAAAAGCGTAGACATGTGGTATACTAATCTATATAGTCTATACAGTAAGTACTATGCATTAGTACTAAGTATTATTAATACATATTACTTTTATAATAGGAGTTGTTATGGAAGATGCAGAACGTAATCGTATGATTGAAGAGTTAACAGAAGATCATATGTACAGTGTTAACTACATGGAAGCGATGAACATGTTGTTTAATCTTTTTGCAGTGGAGTTTGATTCATTAGACGATGAACAACTGAAGTCTCGTTACCTTTCTCGTTTTGGTAATAGTGTGGAGGTGCATTGATGGCCTTTGTTGAGTTACATCAGAAGTGTGATGATTGTGGTTCTAGTGATGCGTTGTCCTACAATGAGGATGGTTCCAGCTATTGTTTCGCATGTGCCACGTTTACCCCCTCACCAGAGGGCACAGGAGGCTCTGTGAGCGACATTAACGACTATCGAGTACCAACCCCAAGGGTTCCTGTAATGGAGCTTAGAGGGCAATCTAGGAGCTACAGGGATAGGGGTCTCGATGCACGTACAATGGAGAAGTACTCCACGACACTGTGCGGTGACGAGGTACACTTCGGTTACTACACACCTGATGGCGAATTAACTGCAGTTAAAAAGCGTACACCTGAGAAGAAGTTCAGCATCGAAGGGGACTGGAAACGTGCTGGTCTGTTCGGTCAACACCTGTTCCCTTCAGGTGGTCAGTACATAACCGTAGTGGAAGGTGAGATGGATGCACTCTCTGCTTACCAGATGTTTGGTGATAAGTATCCTGTAGTGTCCATTCGTAATGGTGCACAGGGTGCTGCTGCTGATTGTCGTAAGGCATATGAATTCCTCGACATGTTCGACAACATCATCTTCTGCTACGACAATGACGAGCACGGTAAGAAGGCGGCGCATGAATGTGCAGATCTGTTTGGTGGTAAGGCAAAGATCTACCAGCACGGAGAACACAAGGACGCTTCCGATTACCTGATGAATGCCGACAAGGATGACTTCATCAAGCGGTGGTGGGCTGCAAAGGTGTACACACCTGACGGCATGGTGATGATAGGGTCACTCCGTGAGGCGATGAAGAAGCCATTGATGGAGGCAGAGGTACGCTATCCCTACAAGGGACTGGATGATATGACCTTTGGTATCAGACCGACTGAGCTAGTCACTATCTGTTCTGGGTCTGGACTAGGTAAGTCTACCTTTATGCGTGAGCTAGTCTTCTCCATTGCATCACAGACCAACGAGAGGATAGGTCTAGCTTTCCTTGAAGAGACACCTGACCGTACTGCCCGTGGACTAGTGGGTCTACAGATCAACAAACCAATACACTTACCCGGATGTGATTACTCCCCAGATGAGGTAGAGTATGTATTCAATTCGTTAGATCTAGATGACCGTGTTGTCCTATGGGATTCGTTTGGCTCCAACCAGATCGAGAATGTGCTGGCTAGGTTTCGTTACCAAGTCAAGGTGCTAGGTGTTAGGTACATCATCCTCGATCACATATCCATTCTGGTATCAGATCAAGCCAATGGCGATGAACGTAAAGCCATTGATGAGATCATGACTAAGCTACGTATGTTCTGTCAGGAGATGGAGATATGTATGTTTGTTGTTAGTCACCTACGTAGACCAGAAGGAAAAGGACATGAGGATGGAGCAGTTACTAGTCTGGGTCAGCTTCGCGGCAGTGCTTCAATTGCTCAGCTTTCTGATATTGTTCTTGGACTAGAGCGTAATGCACAGGCAGAAGATAAGATGGTACGTAACACAACCAACGTGCGAGTACTGAAGAACAGGTTCAGTGGTATGACTGGACCAGCGTGTTCGTTACTGTATAATAAAGATTCAGGGCGGTTAACGGAGATAATGGAGTGAGATGCGTTGCATGTAACAAGATACTCAATGACTACGAGTTAACACGTAGGTTCAGTGGGTCGGGGGAGTTTGTTGACTTATGCAATGGTTGTGGTAAGTTCCTCATTGAGGATGACGTTACCGTTGAAGGCAACTTAAACTATGCACATTTATCAGACATGGAGGAATCATACGATGTCGAAGATGGGGAGTTGGATTATTACTCAGGAACAGAACTTGGAGATGAAGAGTTATGGTAGAGAACTCACAGAACGGGAAGAGTTGGACCTTGCCTACTACGAATATAGTGTTCTTGGATATAGAAACGGATGGTCTCCAGCCATCGGTAATACACTGCGTGGTGACAAAGAGACCAAACGAGGATCACTTGCTCCATACATCTAAGGAGTCGTTGCAGGAAGAGCTAGACAGAGGTCTTAATACATACGTATGCGGACACAACTACATAGGCTTTGACGGACCTGTACTGAAAAAGCTTTGGGGTATAGAGGTGATGCCTGAGTATGTTCTGGATACGTTGGTGATGTCGAGACTGTTCCATCCCGATGTACAAGGAGGACACAGCCTAGCTACGTGGGGAGAGAAGCTACGTTTCCCTAAGGGTGATCATGATGATTGGAGTAAGCTATCTGATGAGATGATTCAGTACTGTATGCGTGATGTCTCAGTAACTGAGAAGCTTTATCAAACGCTTACGATGCAGCTCATGATGTATGACTTCTCTGACACCAGTGTATTCCTTGAACATGCTGTTGCATACATATGCAGAGAACAGGAAGAGAATGGATTTGCTTTCAATCTTACTGGTGCAAAGGAACTCGAACGTCAGCTTGAGACTAAGATGTTAGGTATTGAGGCTGCACTGCAGAATGTATTTCCACCCATCGCAGAGGAACAGAGGTATCACAAGACAACAGGTAAACCTTTACCGTTGAGATACCAGCACTTCAACGTAGGGTCACGTCAGCAGATAGCTGAGAGGCTGGAGAAGAGGGGTGCTAAATGGAAAGAGAAGACACCATCAGGTAAACCAAAGGTGGATGAGTCTACTCTTAAAAAGAACCTACACATACCTGAAGCCAAGATGGTGTTGGAGTATCTGTTGCTACAGAAGAGACACTCTCAAGTACTGTCATGGATCAAGGCAGAAAACGGAGGACGTATATATGGTAGGGTCAAACATATCGGAGCAGTTACAGGACGTATGGCACACTCTAGTCCGAATCTCGCGCAAGTTCCTGCAGTTTATGCAGAGTACGGCAGTGATTGTAGGAAGCTATTTACTGTTCCTCCTGACCGTGTTCTCGTTGGGGCTGACGCATCTGGTCTGGAACTTAGGATGCTGGCTCACTACATGGATGACGAAGCTTATACGAAAGAAATCCTAGAGGGTGATATACACACAGCTAACCAACACGCGGCTGGCTTAGAAACACGAGCGCAAGCTAAGACGTTTATCTATGCGTTCCTGTACGGTGCTGGTAATGCTAAGATAGGATCTGTCGTAGGCGGCAATGCAAGACAAGGAGGTGAACTCAAAGACAAGTTTCTTGAGAACACACCTGCATTGGCTGAGCTACGTGAAGAGATAGCAACGCAAGCAGACTCTGGTTTCCTTGATGGACTGGATGGTAGACGACTACGTGTTCGTTCTGCACACGCTGCGTTAAACACACTACTGCAGGGAGCAGGTGCCATTGTAATGAAGCAGGCTGTGATACATCTGTATGAATTACTAGAGCACGTTGACTTCAAGCTAGTAGCACAAGTCCACGATGAGTGGCAAATAGAGTGTCATCCTGATGATGCGGAGTACGTAGGTAAGTCTGCTGTACAGGCAATCATTCAGGCTGGCGAAACCTTCAACCTTAACTGCCCACTGGATGGTGAGTATCGTATCGGTAGTAACTGGGCCGAAACGCATTAGCACAATCTACAAAAGTGTGGTATAATATTAACTGTTAAATTAACTGGAGTTAATTATGAGCGAAGCAAACGTAAACCTTAAGTGCCAACTGTACTGGCCTAACCTGACCATGAAGAACCAGCTTGCCAACAAGTACACTGTTGACTTAGCTCTCTTGTCAGACGAGGCAGTAACAGCACTTGAAGACATGGGCCTGAAGGTAAACAACAAGGGCGACGAGCGTGGTTACTACATCACGTGCAAGTCAAACAACAAGTATCGTGCGTTCAAGACTGACGGTGAAGAGCTGTTGATCAAAGGACGTACACCTCTCGATGACGAGGATGATCCTGACATGGGCGTCGTCGTTGCCAATGGCTCAGAGGCTAAGTGTCTTGTTGGTTTCTATGACTGGGAGTACATGAAGAAGAAGGGTCGTTCACCTACCCTACGTCGCATGGTCATCTCTAACGTTGTAGAGTACGAGCCTGAGATGAATCTTGAGGAAGCAGTGTGATACTGATCGACGGTGACATGCTTGTCTATCGTGTAGGCTTTGCCTGTGATGAGGAAACAGAGAAGGTAGCAATCCAAACTATGGCTAACTACATCTCTGAGATTATCTCTGATCTGTCTGAGTACTACACCGAACACAAGCTGTACCTTACTGGCAGCAGCAACTTCAGAAATGAGGTTGCTGTTTCTCAGCCATACAAAGGTAGCCGTCCAGCACGTAAGCCTGTGCATAAAGACTTACTCCGTGAGTACATGCTTGATACATGGAAAGCGGAACTCTCTGACAACATGGAGGCTGATGACTGCATAGCTATCAAGTCCACTGAATTAGAGTACAAGTCTATTATCTGTTCTCTCGACAAAGACTTTTTGCAGATACCCACTAAGATGTATGACTACACCAAGAAGGTCATGAAGGATATTGACGAACGCTCTGCTACAGAGTGGCTGTATCGTCAGGCTCTGATGGGTGATCGAGTAGACAACATACCGGGTATACACGGAGTAGGTCCGAAGAAAGCAGAGAAGGCACTAGCTGATTGGGAAACAGAGAGGGAGTTGTATGAGCGATGTCTTAAGCTATACGAAGAGAACGAACTCGACGCTGATCGACTGTATGAAAGTCTTCAGTTACTTTACCTTCTCAGATCTGCTGATGACAAGTATAGGATACCTGATGAAGTTTGACAGTAACCTAGAAAAGAAACTCTATGCACAGATGAAGAGTTGTACTTATCATCCTGCAAAGAGAATCGAGTACATCATACCTAAGAAGTACGAGCCAGACTTTTGTTACAACAGTAAAGGCTGGATGACGTACATTGAAGTAAAGGGTAGATTCAGAACGAGAGAGGAGGCGCGTAAGTACGTAGAGGTACGTAAAGCGCTAGGTAAATATGAAGATCTTGTGTTTGTATTTCAGAATCCTAATACACCAATGCCGGGTTCTCGACGACGGAAAGATGGTACTCGTTACCGTATGAGAGACTGGGCAGAGAAGAACGGATTCGATTGGTACACACCGACTACCTTACCAAAGGAGTGGCTATGACTAGGCATCTAGTAATACCAGATACTCAAGTAAAACCTGACAGCAGCTTTGACCATTTAACATGGGCAGGACAGTACGCTGTTGATACTAAACCTGACGTTATCATTCATCTGGGGGATCACTGGGACATGCCAAGTCTCAGTAGCTATGACGTTGGGAAGAAGTCGTTCGAGGGTAGACGTTACGTCAATGACATTACAGCAGGGAACGATGCTATGTGGGCTTTCTTAAAGCCTATTGTTCATGAGCAAAGAAGACTGCAACGTAATAAACATAAGACATGGAAACCTCGCTTGGTATTCTTGCTAGGTAACCATGAGTATCGTATCGAACGAGCAATAGAAACAGACGCTAAGCTAGAAGGTTTGATGTCTTACGACGACTTGATGCTAAGTGAGTGGGAAGTTGTACCGTTCTTAGAACCCATCATCATTGACGGCGTAGCTTACTGCCACTACTTTACTAGTGGTGTCATGGGTCGTCCTGTTACCTCTGCAAAGCTTATGTTGCAGAAGAAGTTTATGTCATGTATCATGGGACATGTTCAAGATAGGGATATAGCTTATGCAAGAAAAGCAGATGGAAGTAATATCACTGGTTTGTTTGCTGGCATTTTTTATACTCATTCTGAAGATTATCTAAACCCTCAGACAAACGGTAGCTGGTCAGGTATCTGGATGCTGAACGAAGTAGACAACGGATCCTTCGACGAGCTACCTGTTAGTATAAACTACCTCAGGAGAAAGTATGGATGACGTTCGACGAGTTGTTAGAGCACGTTGCCGAACACTACGATGAGGTAACAATCATGGAAGCACTAGAGATAACAGCAGAAGATCTGGTAGAAAGATTTGCAGATCGTTTACTAGAAAAAGTCTACAAGTTTAAGGAGATGGAGTGAGCATAGACAATGCAACTTGGTGTGAGGCTAATGTAGTAAAGTACATTACTCGATGGCGTGATAAGAACGGTTTAGAGGATCTACGAAAAGCAATGCATTATATACAACTACTAATTGACAGGGAGGTACAATCTTGATGGATGCCTATCAACAATACATTCACAAGTCCCGCTACGCACGTTACCTACCAGAGGAACAGCGGCGGGAGACTTGGGAAGAAACAGTAAACAGATACCTAAACTACTGGTGTGATCGAGTAGAGCTGAACGAGTTTGATCAGTCAGAAATATTTCAAGCTATTCATGAACTAAATGTTATGCCTAGCATGAGAGCATTGATGACTGCTGGTGACGCTCTTGATCGTGACAACGTAGCTGGATTCAACTGTAGCTACCTACCTATTGATCACCCTAAAGCGTTTGACGAAATGATGTACGTCCTAATGTGCGGTACAGGCGTAGGTTTCTCTGTTGAACGACAGTATGTATCTAAACTACCTGAAGTTGCGGAGGAATTTCATGACACCGATACCGTTATACACGTCTCTGACAGCAAAATTGGATGGGCTAAAGCATATCGAGAACTTATCAGCTTGCTCTATTCAGGTCAGCTTCCAAAGTGGGACATCAGTGGAGTACGACCTGCGGGGTCAGCCCTTAAAACCTTTGGAGGTAGAGCGTCTGGTCCGGATCCTCTTGTTGACCTCTTTAAATTTACCACTGAAGTCTTTAGGGAGGCTGCTGGACGTAAGCTTTCCTCCATCGAGTGTCACGATATCTGCTGTAAGATTGCACAAATCGTTGTCGTCGGAGGAGTTAGACGGTCCGCTCTGACGACCGCATCCGACGATGTAAATCAGGACAGTGGTGGCAGGACAATCCTCAACGTGGACTAGCAAATAACAGTGCGTGTTATACTGAGAAGCCTGACTTTGAGGCATTCCTAAATGAGTGGACAAGTTTATATGAATCAAGATCAGGAGAGCGAGGTATGTTCTCTAGAGTCGCAAGTCAAAAGCAAGCTGCAAAAAACGAGCGACGAGATGCTACCTATGATTTTGGAACTAATCCATGTAGCGAAATCATCCTACGGCCTTACCAATTCTGCAATCTATCGGAAGTTGTTGTCAGGTCAGCCGATACGCTCTCAGACCTTAAACGAAAAGTTCGTGTTGCGGCTATCCTTGGAACTTTACAGGCTACCTTGACAGACTTTCGCTACCTACGTAAGGTATGGCAACGCAACACTGAAGAGGAAGCTCTACTGGGTGTTAGCTTAACAGGCATCATGGATCATCCCATGTTGTCAGGGAGACAAGACCGTGAAGAACTTAAAGAGTGGCTTACTGCTATCAAAGAAGAAGCGATTGCAACTAATAAGCAGTGGGCTACAAAGCTTGGTATTAATCCTAGCACTGCTATTACTGCTGTTAAACCTTCCGGTACTGTTAGTCAGCTGGTTGATTCTGCTAGTGGTATCCACCCTCGATACTCAGATCAGTACATTAGACGAGTAAGAGCAGACGCACGAGATCCGTTGTGTGCTGTCCTAGAGGCTGCAGGAGTGCCTGTAGAGGACGACGTAATGTCACCCACTACCAAGGTATTCTCCTTCCCTATAAAGTCTCCTGACGGGGCTGTGGTGGCGTCTGAGATGGGTGCTATGGAGCAGTTAGAGCTATGGGAGATATATCAAGACTACTGGTGTGAACACAAACCATCAATGACTTGTTATTATAGAGACGATGAGTTTCTTGAGGTGGGTCAGTGGTTGTACAACAAGTTCGATAAGATCAGTGGTATTAGTTTCTTACCCTACAGCGAACACACATACCAGCAAGCACCTTATGAGCCTGTTGACATTGAGACTTATGAGAAGTTGAAGGAAGCATTCCCAGAGACAATCGATTGGAACATCTCTGAGAACGCTGACAACACTGAAGGATCACAGACGTTAGCCTGTACGGGTAACAACTGCGAGATTTAGTCTACAAAAATACGCTGCCCGTCGTCCATGTATCTTAGATAATCATCTACTGTACTGACGATGGGTAGCCATCTCTGCATAACCCTACCAACATCATCCATGTCTGCTTCGCCCATAGCGCCTTCAACCCCAAGGCTTCCTAAGTCCCTAACAAGAGAAAGCTGTGGCGGGTTTAAAGGATCAAACGTAGGCCGACCGTACTGTTCCGCTCTAGGTTGAACCATACCAAAAGTAGTTAACCCAGCAAGCTGGTTGGCTGTTGACTCTACAGGATCATACTCAGCTTGTTCTTCACCACGTAAAATCTTACGACCGTCATCAAAGAATCCGGATAAGCCAGCGGTTAAGATTGTATAACGTAATCCATAATCAGCTGCTTCTTTTAAGTGTCCTCTGCCTTTTTTAGTATTTAACCCTTCTTTGTAAGCCTTAACAACATTCCTACCTACATTTTCTCTAAGTAGGTTTTGTTGTTGTATCATGAACGAAAGCATACTGTAAAAAACTCTTCCGTTAGGGTGTGCGTTAAATGCTTTAGGCATAGACACTCTAGACACCGGAGCAACATCTGTTATTTCTCTGAAGATAAGATCTTTTATAAGAGGATGCTGAATGTTTTTCTTTTTTAATTGGTCTTCAATTATCTTTATCTCTGAAGGGTCTAAACCTTTTGCCGCTTTAAATTCTGATAGTTTGCCTTTCTTAGCTAACGACCGCGCCTTGTTAAGAGCAGCGTTAATTGCTACCTCTTGACCTAAACGGTTAATTTTACGTACACCAGAGATTTGAAAAAGCTTGTCAGCTATCTTATCTATGTTACCGCCTTTAGCTTGCTTTATTTCTCCTAAGAACTGGTTTACAATTCCTAAGTCAGCAGCCCTGAGCGTGTTTCCAAAGTCGTCTACTATCTTGTCACCATCTGTTAACAAC